CCGAACCTTTATGCTCGGCTGGCTCGCCGGGCGCGAGTGTCACTCACTCCAACGCGTGGGATAGGGGCGATGTCGAAGCCGACCGACACCTGGATGCCGCTTTATATCGGTGACTATCTCGCCGACACCCAGCACCTCAGTTTTGGCGAGCACGGCGTCTATCTGCTCCTCATCATGGCCTACTGGCGCAACGGCGGACCCCTGCCCGACGACGATCGCGCGCTTCGCAGGATTGCAAAATGCGACCCCAGGCAGTGGACAAAAATGCGTCTCTCTATGAGCAGCTTTTTTGAGACATCCTACGAGCAGCAAAATGGCGACAGGGTATGGCGTCATAAACGCATCGACGCCGAGTTGGAAAACGCAGAAAAGCTAACAAACGCAAGGCAGAAAGGCGGGCGCATAACCGCCGCTAAGCGATGGAACCCCGATAGCTCAGCTATCCCTGAGCTAATAGCTCAACCCATAGCTTCGCGCGCACCCGTCTTACCTTCACAATCACAGTCACAGTCAGAGAAGGTTAGCAAAGGCGAAGCTTCTAGAACTAACCTAGATTTTCAAAACTTACTTCCTGACCCAGCTTCCCCGCGCGCGCGCCCGCGAGGAGCCCCCGCCGGTGACACAGAACCCGAGCCGCGGCCCGAAGGTGAAGAAAGTGGAAGTGTAGTTTTTGGTGAAGAAAATCTAGGCGCGGCTGACGCCGCCTTGGCACTCGCTGACAGAAAGCGAGCCTTGCTAGAAATGAAACTTATCCAATTCGCCAAAGACAGACTCCCCGACACCGAACTCAATGCCGCCATGCTCGGCTTGATGGGGCAAGACCCAGGCCGATCCGATCAGTGGTGGTTCAATAAACTCGATAAATTAATGCGCGGCGAGCACCACGCAAACTCCAGCCTCACCGAGCACTGATCGTGATGATCGTGACATATCTGTTCCAGCCAACCCTCGATAAAATGCGCCGCAAAGGCTACGCCGCGCTCAGCGAGGCCGAACGCCAGCAATGGCACGCCGATGTCTACGGCTTCAGACGCGTCGCCCTCGATCAGTGGCAGCAAACCTCGCCCGTAGACGAAACCGGCACCTACTTCGATAGCCGCAAAGTCGATATCGCCGAGCAACACTACCGCCGCAAGTTCAATAAACCAGCACCCAAACCATGGTCACAACCGTCACCGGAAGATGTCGCCTATGTCGAACAATTGGTGGCAACCATGAAGGCACCCGAGCCCAAACGCATGGTGACCTATCTTAGCGACCTTCACGCCAAACCTATTTATGGAAGTGACAAATGACCGTCACCCTCGCCGAACCGTCACCAAGCCGCCGCCAGCATTCACGCATCACCCGTGATCGCCTCCAAATCGCCGACACCGCAGGACGCATCGGAGTGCCCTGGAGAGCCGAGGGATTGCTCCAACGCCTCGAACGCAACGGCAGCATCACAGCGGCGCAGAGGGCCGCCGGAGAGCAATTCCACGCACTCTTCCGCAGCGCCGCCAGCGACCCGCTGAAGGCCACAGACCCCTCACGCACCCACGTCAGCGGCGCCCGCGCATTGGCTCAGCCCATGGGCTCCCTGTGGGCCAAGACGTCGCTGGATCGCGCTATCGACGCCCTCGGCGGCCTCGCCTCACCCGCAGGCTCCTGCGCCTGGCACGTCCTCGGCAACGACTGCAGCATGCGCGACTTCGCCCTCAGACGATCGTGGTGCGGAACCCCAGTGCAGGACCACGTCGCCAAAGGCGTGCTACTGTCAACGCTGGGCACTCTTCAACACCACTTCCGGATGTAGAAAAGCCTTGACTTACGCCGTAAAACGCTAGCAATGGTGCGAAGCTGTGCAAACCAGCACTAATCCTGCCATGCAAAAAGCCGCTCCCGCTAAACGCGGCGGTCGTAATGGCTCGCAACCCGTCTTCTCGGAGGAAATCCTCGAGCTAATCCTCGACCGCATTACTGCAGGCGAAAGCCTGCGCTCTATCTGCCGTGATCCTGCCATGCCAGATGAAATGGCAGTGCGTAAGTGGGTGCGGAAATGGCCTGACACTGTCGGTTCGCAATACGCGCGGGCAAGAGAAATGGGCTTAGAAAGCGTCGCTGAAGAGGTCATCGAGATAGGTGACGCCGACATCACGGTGAATGGCATTCCCGACAATGCTCTGGTGCAGCGCGCCAGGTTGATGTGCGACAACAGGAAGTGGCTGCTGAGCAAGCTGCTGCCGCGCCAGTTCGGTGACAAAGTCACCCAGGAGCTGACCGGCGACCCGGATCGGCCGCTGGTCACGATGATCCAGTTGGTCCCGGTGGCGCCGAAGCGGCTGCCCCTTCGAGAGCCTCAGGGCAAGCTGGAGCCGGATGACGAGGGCTAGAGGATATGTCCTCCGCTTGCCTGCACCACGAAACCCGCAGAAACCCTAGGGTTTCGCCAGCACATTGCCCTTCCATCCCCCACTTCATCCCCCATTCCAACGCCGCTTCCCTCACGCGCGCGTAACTAAAAGGCAAACCCGATGGCAGCCAACCCGATCGTCGAAGCCCCCCGCAAGCCCACCAGCACCAAGGCGCCGCAGCCCAGCAAGCCGCCGACACACCGCTCCCCCTCGGTGAAGGCAGCCCGGCCTCGCAGCAACCCACGGGGCAGGTGACAGGGCCGGGCCACCCCCTGACAGGATTGGTTCCATATCGGCGGCTGACGGCCCCGGTCCCCCTCCACCTTCCGCCACCACCCCCCGAATATTTTTTTCGGAATCCCCACCACTTTCCGTCACTAACACCGTCGCCACCACAACCGCCGTCACTTCCACTAGCGGAGCCACCATGTGTCACTGGTTGCCCTTGTCGTCAGCATATCGGTGATGGTGGTGACGGTGACAGCAGGCGGAGCGGTGGTGATACCCTTCACCTCGATGAGCAACTGCACGACGGCGCTACCGTACGTGCTGAAGCAGGCGTCGGTGTCGGCGGCCTTCTGCGTTGACACCAGCCGGGTGCCGGTTCGGTGACTCTTCGGCCATATCAGGCGCGAGCGTTAAAGGCTCTTTCTGGCGACGGGTTCCGGGTTGGCGGCACGCGCGGCCTTTGCTCGGAGCGGTGCTATTCGCAACTTCGGGCTGCGGGGTATTTGGAGGAGCATTGGACCTGGGCGAGCACCACGCGGCCTGATTGTGGCATCAGCAAATCTGGGCGCGAAGCATTGGCTGAATACGAGCGTCATGCTGATGGCTGAGTCGCTGCGCATTGCTTACGCCGATCCGCCTTATCCGGGGTGTGCGTCCCTATACCGAGAACACGCGGATTATGCCGGCGAGGTTGATCACGCGGCTCTGATCGCCAGCCTTGGCGACTACGACGGCTGGATTTTGCACACCAACAGCGTGTCAATCCCGCTGCTTGCGCCGCTGGTGCCTCCCGAGGCACGCTGGATGGCGTGGGTAAAGCCCTTCGCCGCCTTCAAGGCTAATGTGCCGGTGGCGTATGCGTGGGAGCCCGTCATCGTCAAAGCGGCGCGCAAACCGGTGGTATCGGGGCGTTGTGTCATGCGGGATTGGATTAGTGAGCCAATTACGCTGCGGCGAGGATTAACGGGGGTTAAGCCCGACGTGGTGTGCCGCTGGGCCTTTGAGGTGGTTGGAGCGGAGCCTGACGACGAATTGATCGACATATTTCCTGGGACGGGGGCGGTGACGCGGGCCTGGGATAGTTGGCAGCGCCAATTATGGTTAGCGGTATGAGTGCGCAGTCGATCGAGCTTCCGGAGAAGCTGATCCCGGTGTTCAGCGGGGAGGCGCTGTATCGCGGCGCCTGGGGCGGCCGCGGATCGGCAAAAAGCCGATCCTTTGCGAAGATGGCGGCGGTGTACGGCCTCAGATGCAGCATGGCGGGCCAGAGCGGGGTCATCGTCTGCGGCCGTGAGTTTCAGAACAGCCTCGACGAGTCGTCGATGGCGGAGATCAAGCTGGCGATCGAATCAGAACCCTGGCTTGCCGGGCACTACGAGGTCGGCGAGAAGTACATACGGACCCGTGACGGCCGCATCGATTTCAGCTTTGTCGGGCTCAGGCGGAATATCGAATCGGTCAAATCGACGGCTCGGATACGGCTCCTCTGGGTGGACGAGGCTGAGCAGGTATCGGAGATAGCCTGGCAGAAGACGATCCCGACGGTGCGTGAGACTGGGAGCGAGATTTGGGTGACGTGGAATCCGGAGCGGCGGGCCAGCGCGACCAACCAGCGGTTTCGGGAGACGCCGCCGGACAACAGCAAGATCATCGGCCTCACCTACCGGGACAATCCGTGGTTTCCGCAAACGTTGGAGCAGATCCGGCGGGAGGACGAGATCCGGCGCCCGGATCAGTACGGGCATGTATGGCTGGGGGAATTCGCCACCGGGCATGTCGGTGCGTATTACGCGCGGCTGCTGAACGAGGCGAAGGAGGAGGGGCGGATCGGCCATGTAAGCCGGGATCCGCTTCTCCCGGTGCGCGTGTATGTCGACATTGGCGGCACGGGGGCGCGGAGCGACGCGTATGCGCAGTGGGTGGTGCAGTTTGTCGGGCGCGGGGAGGTGCGCGTGCTGGATTATTACGAATCCGTGGGCGAGCCGCTGGCGGTGCACGTCGGCTGGTTGCGCGAGAAGGGGTGGGGCAAGGCCAACGTATATTTGCCGCATGATGGCGCGACGCACGATCGGGTGTACGAGGTTTCGTTTGAAAGCGCCTTTCGTCAGGCTGGGTTCAACGTCGAAGTCATCCCGAACCAGGGGCGGGGTGCGGCGCGGGCGCGGATAGAGGCGGCGCGGCGGCTTTTCCCCAGCATATGGTTCAATGAAGACACCACCGAAGCCGGCCGGGAGGCATTGGCCTGGTATCACGAGCGCAAGTCGGAGGATGTGCGGGACGTGGGTCTTGGCCCGGAGCACGATTGGAGCAGCCATTGCGCGGATGCGTTCGGGCTGATGTGCGTGGCGTACGAGGCGCCGCGGGGCCGGCCGAAGGTGCTGAAGTATCCGGCGCTGGGGATCGTATAGTTTCCGCTTGACAGTTGGCCGCGGAAGGTCCACGCGCGCGCACGCGCGTTCTTATATAGAAGCGGCGTCATGGCGGCGGCCGGGTAGGGAGCGGGCATGAGTGTTTCCGATTATCTGATCGAGCGGGTTGCGGCGGCATTGAACAAGGACCACCCGAATTTGCTGTATCTGGCCGACGCTCGGTTGGTGGCGCGGACGGCTTTGGAGACGCTGGATGCTTTGGATCGACCTGCAGGTTCGGGCATTGCGGGCATCGGCGGCTGCTCGGTCCTGCAAGGCGATGACGGTGTGAAATCATGAGCAGCAGCGACGCGCGGATGTTCGATGCGTTGGCGGCGCAGGTGGCGGCGCTGGAGGCTGGGCAGGCGGAGATCGAGCGGCGGCTGGACGAGCTGGCGGCGCGGGTGGCGGCGTTGCTGCCGCGCGACGTGTCGCCGGAGCTGTACGGGTCGGAGCCCGATCACGCGGCCGATCGCGAGGCGCGGGCGGCGTTGCTGGCGAAGCGGCGCGACCGAGGCTGAGCTGTGCCTGACGTACTGGAGCAGTTGCAGAATTTGCTGACGGCGTACCCGCAATTGGCGCAGGCCGGCGGTGGCGTGCCGG